TTGCAGTTTTGCATTTGGCGAACTCAAACTTATGGAAGGAAGTGCAAAAATCATCGGTCTAATTGCCCGTGATGAGAGTCAGCATTTGGTCATTACTCAGAACATTCTGAATAAATGGAAAGAGGGTGATGACCCTGATATGAAGAAAATCTCACAGGAAGAAGAGCAGTGGGTCTATATGACCTTTGAGAATGCAGTCAATCAAGAAAAACACTGGGCAGAACATCTGTTTAAGGATGGTTCTATGATTGGACTGAATGATAAACTTCTGTGTCAGTATGTTGAATGGACTGCCAACCGTAGAATGAAGGCAATTGGTCTTCGCCCACTTTATGATATTCCTGCGAAGAATAATCCCCTTCCTTGGACCGATCATTGGCTTAATTCCAAATGCCTTCAAGTTAGCCCACAGGAAGTGGAAGTAGAACAATATTTGATTGGTGGTATTAAACAGGATGTTGCTGCAGATACCTTCTCAGGATTTAAGTTGTGACACCAAAAATACTCAATAGTGATGGAAATTACGATGAGTGGTGTGAAGAAGAAATTATAAAATCTTATAAAGATGCTGCCGAATATGATGATGTCCTTTTTGGAGACCACGACTATTCTTATATTTGGTTAGATGATAAAAAAGATGAGGATTCTTGAGATCCTCTTTTTTTATAAATAACTAAAAAGTCTTGGAAAAATGAGAGAACAAGAAGTTAGAGATCTCTATGAAGCTTATATGCAGGTTCATCAGCCTCAAGAAGAAGTAGAAGAACTTGATGAGAATATTCAAGATGCCGCAAAAGGTGCTCTTGAGGCAGGTGCTAAGTTTATGCAAACAAATCCAGTTGGAAAGGCAATTGGTGGAGTTATTGCTCCTGTTGGTCAAGGTAGAAAAACACCAACAAAAACAAGTGGTGGATATCGTCCAGTTGTAAAATCAGTTGCAAATGAAGAAACCGACTTGTTTGACACCATCCTTGAGCACCTAGTTGCCGAAGGTTATGCCGATACAAATGAAGCGGCACTTGCTATTATGGCAAATATGAGTGAAGAGTGGAGACAGAGTATTCTCAGTGAAGACCCAGTTCAAGATTATAGAGATATGAAAAGATCAAAAGAAAATGCCGCCGGGATGCGAGGGCAAGAATTAACTCATTCTGCTAAACCTGCCGGATCTGCTTCTCAAAAACCTGGATCCAGATCAAGAGAATTTACGAATCCTCCATCTTGAGACCACTTCCAAAACTAACATAAAAGAGGGTTTCACGACCCTCTTTTTTTATAAATACCTAAAAAAGAATTGATGAAATCATACAAACAATTTTGCGAAGATGCAAATATTAAAGAATTTTGGAATCCATTTGCACCCAAACCAAAACCAGTAGCAAAACCTCAAACGGTTTTGGCATATAGGAATTACCAACCAGGAGTTCTTAATACATCAAATAATACATTTACTTCTAGAAGACATACTCCAAAAGAGCAAGAAAGATATGGTTGGAAACCTGTAAATGTAAGTTCCTATAGTAAAAAAGATACTCCGGGACCAAAAACTGCAAGCGGACATAAATTTGATGACAAGCAAAGATTAGTTGCAGTTCCTTATAAGTATAAAGAGGGGCAAGTACCAAAAGGAGAATGGAAAGGAACTCCATCAACACCTTTCGATACTAAATTGAATCTTACAGCAAAACCTACAGGAACATCAACAAAAATTTCTAATACTTCGGTTCAAGATACTGGAAACTTTGGTCCTGCCGGAGATTATAATAAATCTACAAGTTATGATCTTTCTCGTCAAACTGCAGCAGATGTTTTAGGAAATCCAAACATAACTTCAACAGAATTTGGTAAACGAAAAGTTTATGTGAGACCTGCTCCTAAACCTAAACCCTGAGATCTTTTTTTATAAATATCTAAAAACGGAAATAGATGAAAACTTTTCAACAGTTTTGTGAACAAGCATATACCTTAAATGAATTTATTAATCTTGGCAAGACTGCTAAAGTTGTAGGGGCAGTAGTTGGTGGAGAGGCAATAAAATCTGCGGCAAAAAATCCAATAGTTAATAAGGCAGTTAACATTGGAACTTCTGCAATTGGAATGGGTAGATTTGGACCCGCTGCAGTTGGTGCTACTGTAGGAACTGAAATCCTAGCTCCTGTTGCAATAAAGTTGGCACAACAAAGAAGAGCAGCAGCGGATCGGAGATTAAATCAACTTGTTCCTTCCGGAAAGACAGACGTTTCTGGAAAACCAGCTCAAATTATCCCATCGAGGAAATAAATTCTTGATGTTTCGGGAAGAGTATGTTAAAATAAGGACTCCTCCTTTATAGTTCTTAATGATGAAAAAAATTTCGAAAAGTTTTGTTAAAAATCATCTGAAACCCAATATTTTCTTTTACCTTAGTCTTTCAATTGTAATAATTATAAAATTAGTTTACAGATAATTAATTATTGTTTTTTTATAAATACTTTTAAGTAGAAAAGTTATTAAAAAGATGTCTAATTTATCGTCACAAAAAGTGCAACAGATTAAATCTTTGTATGAAAGTATTTACAGGGAAGTATTAACTGAAGAGAAACAAAATGAACTTCTAATGATTGAGTGGTATAATTGTCTTGTAGAAGAGGGTTATATTGTTGGTGATAAAATTGAAGAGACATACGAGCAAGAAACTTTAAATGAAGTATGGGGAAACCTTGGTGCCGCAGTAACTAAGTATGGTCCAAAAGTTTTTGGTGCTCTTAAGCAAGTGACTGGATATGGAACTAAACCAACAACAAAATTAGGAACAGTTGTAAGAGCAGGACAACAAGCTGCCACTCCTACAGTTGGATTAAATCTTGGTGCTACCGACACTAAACCAGGAATTAGAGATAGAATCGTTGGAGGTGCTACTCAAGGAGCTACTGGTGTTGCTAAAGGATTTATGGATCCTAAAAAAACTGAGAGGATGAGAGGTTTCTGATGGCAACACCAAGCGTAGGACAAAGAGATAAGCAAGGTAGATATTGGACTGGAACAGGTTGGAAGTCTCTTGAGCAAGTAATGAAATCTCAACAGACATCTCCCGGAAGAACTGGAGAAAGAATTATTTTGCCTGGAGTTGGAGAAATTCAATATACTGGATCAAAGTATGGTTGGCAAACTAGATCTACAGTAAAAAGTAGACAAAGTGCTCAACCAGATCCAGAACCAGTAAAACCAAAAGATGGTCGCTTAGATTCTCCTGTAGCTGGTACAGGTCCAAAAGGAAATGAAGTTGGTTCAAGAGTACGTGCAGTACCAGTTATACCAGCACCAGCAGCAACTTCAACAGCAACAACGACACCAGCACCAGCAGCAACAACACAACGTCCAACGCAAACACAACGTCCGCCAGAATCAAAAGTATCTCCATCAAAACCAGCACAAACTGGAGATAGAACTAAGGATCTTACAACTTGGGCTTTAGCAAACAAAAGTATGATCGATAAGGTAGGAACAAAAGCACAAAGAGAAATTCTTACTAAAGCACAAACAGGAGGAACTATGCCAGCACCTAGACCTTTAAAGGCATCTTATGAATATGATGCCTATGACCTTGTGCTTGAGTATCTCCTCTCACAGGGGCACACAGACACCGTAGAAGAGGCACATTATGTGATGATGGAGATGGATGCCGAAACTATTGGAACTATTGTTGAGGCAGCGGCAGACCAATCTGATAATCAAATTGATAAAGGTGTAAAGACGACTTATAAGGCACAAAATGTTCTTGATAATCAACATCAAGGTAGAAGTAAAGGATTGAATAGACTTCCAAGAGGCGAAAGAGAAGAAAAGGCAAAAAGAATGAGGGGTCGTCTAAAAAGTCGTAGAGACGATTTATTTGGAGAACGCAATAAGCGTGAAGATTCAAAAAGAGAACAACTAAAGAAAATGTTAGGTTTATAATCTAAAATCATAACATAACTCAAAGCACCTCTTGACAAGGTGCTTTTTTATTGCTAGACTAGGTTTGTCTCCGTTGAAGGATAAATAATAGCTCTTAAATACTACTAAATGAGCTATGAGAATCCTTGGAGATATAATGGGGAGATTTTTGAGTCAAACCATATAGAAGATTATTTTGGATTCGTATATCTCATATCCTGTAAGACCACCGGTAGAAATTATATTGGACGCAAGTACCTTTGGCAGTTCAGAACACCAAAAGGAAAGAAGAGAAAAGTAAAGTCAGAATCAGATTGGAAAAATTATTATGGTTCTTGTCCTGAACTGAAGGAAGATATAATCAAATACGGCAAAGAGTTCTTCAGTAGAGAAATTATAAGTCTTCATAAGACCAAAGGTAAGTGCAACTTTGAGGAAACAAGACAACTTTTTCTAAATAATGTACTGACCGAATCACTTGACTCTGGGGTTCCGGCGTACTATAATTCGAATATTCTAAATCGTTATTTTCGGAAAGACTATTATGATGACGCTACTGGAACAGACTCTTAGGTCTTCTCACGATTGGGCAGTTGATCGCATACATACATTATGTGAGAATAAGGGTATTGAAGATGCTCAGGCAATTCAGGCAGAGTTTAGAGAATGGATGAACCCCAATATCCCAGAACACGATGTTTTTTCACTTGAGTACTTAGGAGAGGACTAAAAATGAGAGTAGATCTTCACAATTTCTTTCAGCACTATGACCCCAAGAATCCAAAACACGTTGCGGCAGTAGAGCAACTTGAAGTAGATTTGGTAGGTAAATCTCCGGACCTAATGGAGGATACTGCTAATTGGGTGAAGATTTTTAGAACAAAAGTAGAAGCAGTTATTCCAGGAATTTTAAATGTTCCCTACTATCCTCAGACAGATAATTATAGAGACGCTAATCGTACTTGTAATAGTTCTGCCTGTGCTATGTGCCTTGAGTATTTTAAACCAGGAACTTTAGTAGGAGCAAAAGGTGATGATGCTTATGTTCAAAAAGTATTCGCAATCGGTGATACAACTGACCACTCAGTTCAGACCAAAGTTCTTGCTTCTTACGGAGTTAAGTCTGAGTTTAGGTATAATCTTGGGTTTGCTGACCTTGATCGTGAGTTGTCTGCTGGGAGACCCGTTGTTATTGGCATACTCCATCGTGGTACTTTATCTTCTCCTACTGGCGGGCATATGCTGTGTGTAATAGGTAAGAAGGGTGAGGATTATGTGGTTAATGACCCTTATGGTTCTTTGAATGATGGTTACTCTGGTCCAGTCACGAATGGTAAAGGTGCCGTGTATAAGAAGTCAGACCTAACTTATCGTTGGTTGACGAAATGTAAAGATAAAACTGGTTGGGGTCGTATCTTCAAATGACTATCAAATTCATAGATGCCGTAGAGAACCATAAAGACCTGGAGCATCAAAATCGTGCCTGGGCATTTCTTCAGGCATCAGTACATAAAGAACTTTTGGATGAATTCGCAAGGATTTATCTCAATCAAAAGGTAGAACCAACACTTGAAGGACTACCACTTCAAGGTGTTGCACTTATCAAGGAATTTGAAGATTGTCATCTCAAAGCATATTATGATCCTCTTACAGGTGGGTTGCCCATCACGATTGGATGGGGAAGCACTCGTAGAAAGGATGGAACCCGATTTATGATTGGTAATAAAATTACTCAAGAAGAAGCAGATGATTTGTTCTACTATCAACTTCGTCGTGAGTTTATTCCTGCTCTCCAAAAAATACCTTACTGGAGTGAAATGAATGGCAGTCAAAGAGGGTCTTTACTTTGCTTTTCTTACAATCTCGGTGCAGATTTTTATGGTCATCCTGACTTCGGCACTATTACACGGGTCTTGAAGAATAAGGAATGGGATAAAGTCCCAAAAACATTAGAGATATATCGCAATCCCGGAACTAATGTAGAGGCAGGATTACTGAGGCGTAGAAGAGCAGAAGGTAAACTTTGGTCTACACCATAAAAGGTTTTGCGATTCCTTCGTTCAACATCCTTTCGTTGATTGTGACTGGATCTCCTACAAAATAAAGAGTGCCGAGTATCCTTCCATACTTATCTTCTTTGAAAGTTTCAATTACCCATTCACCTTCTCGGGACAGTTCTTTTTCTAACCACGCTTTTGTTGCAAGACCTTCTGCTTTTTCTACAAGGTCTTTGGTTCTTGTTTCTGCTGCATTAATACCTTTGAGGCGAACTCTTTGAATAGTTGTGAGATTGAACCCCAAGTCTATTGAAACATCTACTGTATCACCATCAACAATTTTTTCTATCTTCTTGATTTTATAGTGATACATTATCTTCTTCGTATGCTAATTTAAGTATATAGTAAATGATATAAGCAGCACCGGCAAGTCCAATACCTAATAATATATTTACACTCCATACTGGGTCAGTCATTTTCTTTTTCTTCAGGTTTTTTATTTAAGTTTGCCTTCAAAGCAATAATAGTTGCCAGAAGAGACATCAAAACTTGAATTGATTCTGATGTATTATCGTCACATTTACTTGGAGGTTTTGCTCCACTTTTATCAAATGCCTTTACAAGATACAGATAATGTAAACTAGTCATTACCTTGAAATTACATATTACATAATTTGTGAAAGTCATTCCGACAATTGCTGCTGCTACAAATGCAACCATCACAGGAACTATATTATCAAGTGTTGGATATTTGAATTTCATAATCGTCCTTCGGTCTTGTGTATCCATTCCTTCAACTCAGCAACATATATTCTGAGTTCTTGTGCCTTATTTAGATGCCATTCATCACCACTCCTGAAGTACTCGTGAGTGTGATTGTCTATTGCCTTGAGAATATTGTGTATCGGTGCATTCCAGGGATTTCTGATGGGAGTATCGAACTCTCTTGGCATACATCCTCACTTTTTCTTTCCACCGTTTTTAGCCTTATTCGCAGTCGCATTACCTTGATTTTGCTTACTACCAGCAGAACCTTTTTTACCCTTATTTGCTGATTTGGACATTTTTTGGCATTTGACATACCATATATTTATGTTATAATATCAATAGTTCAAATTTATTTTATGACCGAACAACAAGAACATCTTGCAAATCTTTTGCAACAACGTCAAACTCTTTCTCAAGAACTTGAAACTCTTCAGGGGCAAACAAACGCTAAGAGAGAACTTTTTCTGAAAGTTCAAGGAGTGATTGAGTATTTGACTCAAACAGGTGTAGTGCTTCCCGAACCCGAACCCGAAGCATCTGAAGAAGTGTCTGAGGATGCTTGACAAATCCTAAATAATAACTTATTATGGTAAAATCTCCGTTATGAGCGGAGTACTAGTTATGAGTCTGTGACTGTGACACTTAGAGCCGTGGAAGATGCCCTCCGAGAGTTGGGTGTACCCCTCTTCTATACGGATGCCGAATTCTATTAAACTAAATGCTTAAAAACCTAACAAATGTAACCGTAGCGATTTTGGGTGCGGTTGCAACATCAGCGGCAACACTGCCAGCACCGAGTATGGCAACATCTTCAGTACAAGCACCATTTGCAATTGTTCCTGAAGGTCCTACTCAAGAGACAGAGACCAAAGAGGTTGTTCCCGAAAAACCTAAGGTAAAACGATTAGTTTGTAAAGGATGTAATACTAATGAAACGAAGACCGTAGAATTTCTACAGAATCGTGGAATTACTGACAAAAATGCCATAGCAACCATTATGGGCAATATCCGACAAGAGTCTACCTTCACTCCTAATGTGTGTGAGGGTGGTGCTAGAGTGTCTTATAGTGCTTGTAGAAGTGGTGGGTATGGTTTGATTCAATTTACCAACGCTCCTCGTTTTTATGGACTTGGTAAGTTTGCTGCTCGTATTGGTGGAGACCCTTCCACACTTGATACTCAATTGCAATACATTATGTATGAAAGTGATTGGAAGATGATTGAACCTAAAATGAAGACTCCCGGTAAATCTATTAATGATTATATGGGACTTGCTAAAAAATGGATACGTTGGGGACATACTGGTGCCCGAATTGATTATGCTTATAACTATGCGAATAAATTAGTTCTAACTGAAGTCTAAAATTCATAAAATTGA